AAGAAGGTAAAAAGCAATTAGACCCACCAGCTGATCTGGTGGGTCTAATTTGTTTGCGCTGTCTTTGATCGTTCCGGTCTTTATAACGGTTCGTATTGTCCCACCAGATTATCCAAATCATCCAGCCTTCAAGGATCTGCTGTCTGTTTGTGGCGCAAGGCAAAACTGCATTTTCCGGTCCGCCTTGCAGGATGGCTGCACGGAAATCAATATTACGAAAAAAGGGCTGTTGCACATCGTTTTATCCGAAAGTGCGGCAGTTATTTTCAAAATCAAACGCATAATCAAGCAATTCAAAAAATCTCACCCAGATATAATAATCATGATCCAAAGCCTCTGAGCCGAAAGACTCAGGGGCTATTTTTATGTCTGGAGGTGAGCATTTTTGTTATTTCGCACCATCACTATCATTATTACCATCGTATTTTAAAGCGCAACAGCGCAGAAAGGAAAAAACGCAATGGATTTTTGGCCCGAAATCATCAAAGAAGTTGGAACGGTGCTGATTGATGTTCTCGTTCTGATTGCTGAAGAAATCGAAAACAATGACTAATTTGAAAAGGAGATTTTACTATGTCTGCAAATGTTGAAACTATGTTCTCTGTCCGCGAAACCCCTTGGCACGGCCTTGGCCGTATTGTCATGGATGCCCCTGCAAGCCATGAGGCATTGGAGCTGGCCGGTCTGGATTGGCAGGTCGAGAGCCGCAACATCTACTCCGGCACTGGTGCTATGATTCCCGGCTACCGTGCCAATGTCCGCAGCACCGATGATGCTGTGCTTGGTGTCGTATCTGACCGTTATCGCATCGTGCAGAACGAAGAAGCATTCCAGTTCACCGATGATCTGCTGGGTGAAGGTGTCACTTATGAAACTGCTGGTTCCTTGCAGGGCGGCAAGAAGGTTTGGATGCTGGCGAAGCTGCCGGAGAAGTACATCATCGCCGGAGATGAAGTGACCCCATATCTTGTGTTCTTCAACAGTCACGATGGCAGCTCTGGTGTGAAAGTCGCCATGACCCCGGTTCGTGTTGTCTGCCAGAACACCCTGAATCTGGCTCTGGGTACAGCGAAGCGTATCTGGACTGCCCGCCATACCGAAAATGTTCTGCTCCGGGTGCAGGATGCCCGTGAGACCTTGCAGCTTGCCAACAGCTATATGGGGGAGCTGGGCAAGGGCATTCATGAGTTGACCACCATCAAGCTGTCTGACCGCAAGGTGCAGGAGTTTATCAACGAGTTCTTCCCCATCACGGAAGACTTAACCGATGGCCAGCGGAAGAACAACCTGCGCTTGCAGGAAGATTTGAAGGCTCGCTACTACAATGCACCTGATCTGGAATGGGTTGGAAAGAATGGCTGGCGGTTCGTGAACGCTGTTTCCGACTTTGCCACCCATGCAAATCCCATCCGTAAAACTCGCAACTACAACGAAAATCTATTTCTGCGTACCGCAGAGGGCAATCCCATGATCGACAAGGCTTACAAGATGGTGCTGGCAGCAGCATAAAGGAGGACGTATGAACGATGTGAGCAACCGGGCTGTCCGGGAATTTTCTGAGTTCCTGAACAGCATCGAAGCCGATTTTCCAAAGCCTACTTGCACCACGGCATACGAGATTACGATGAAAAGCACCATCGTCAGTGCCCTGATTACGCTGGACACCGAAAAGCAGATGGACGAGCGTTTCTGGAACCATCTCCGGGTGCAGCGGAATATTCTGGATTTCCTGTATACCCTGTGGCTGGACGATGACCGCACCTTGGTGGATGAGTTTTCTACTATTATTAGAGACTTGGTGGAATGTGATTTCTCCATTGTAGAAGAACACATGAAAGAGAGGTTGAATATTGCATGAAAAGGCTTGTATCTACATTGAATTTGACCAAAGAAGATTGGCTCCGTTATCGCAAATGCGGTATTACCGGCACGGATGCTGGGGCTATCCTTGGCCTGAATCCCTATCGCTCTGCATTTCAGGTGTACCACGACAAAATCAGCGATACCGTTGAAAACATCGACAATGAAGCTATGCGGCAAGGCCGTGACTTGGAGAATTATGTGGCGCAGCGCTTCACCGAGACCACCGGTCTAAAGGTGCGCCGTGCAAATGCTATCTACCAGAGCGAGGAACATCCGCTACTTCTGGCAGACTTTGATCGTCTGATCGTTGGGCAGAAAGCAGGACTGGAATGCAAAACGGTCTCACCGTTTTCTGCGGACAAGTGGGCTGATGGGAAAATCCCGGCTCATTATCTGGCGCAGGTTGACCACTACTTAGCCGTCAGCGGTTTCGACTGTTGGTATGTGGCAGCTCTGATTTTCGGCAAAGAGCTGGTGATCCACAAGATCGTGACAGATAAGCAGGTGCTTTCTGATCTCATTGATAAGGAAGAACTTTTCTGGACAAACCATATTGTGCCCCAGATTCCCCCTGCACCCAACGGTTGTGATTGTGACACCCAGCAGATCAACCAGATGTATGAGGTGGACAACCGGGACAAGACCGCTGACCTGAGTGCTCTACATGGACTTCTGGACAAGCGGCAGGAGCTTTCCGACCAAATCGAGCAGATGGAACAGGAGAAAACGGCTATCGAGCAACAGGTCAAACTGAAAATGCAGGATGCCGCCTATGGCACAGCACCGGGCTATAAGGTGTCGTGGGTGTCCTCCGAAAGCAAACGTGTGGAGTCCCAGCGTTTGCGGAAAGAGCAGCCGGATATTTTCAACCAGTACAGCAAAAATGTAAGCAGCCGCAGGTTCACCATCGTTCATGCGGCATAATTGTATGGCGGCAGAGAGCAGCTTCTCTGCTGCCTTTTTTCTTGGAGGGTTATTATGGCTACGGAAAATCCATTCGTAAAATTATTTGCTATCGACTTCAAAGATCGTCTGGAAGTCAAGAAGTCTGGCAACACGGAACTGAAATATGTAAGCTGGGCGTATGCCTGGGCAGAGGTGAAAAAGCTGTATCCTACTGCTAACTATGAGGTCAAGAAATTCAACGGCCTGCCCTATGTTTATGACCCCATAACTGGCTTCATGGTGTATACCACTGTCACGATAGAGGGAGTTTCGCACGAAATGTGGCTGCCTGTACTGGATGGCGCAAACAAGGCCATGAAAGCTGTGCCTTACACCTATACCACTCCGAAATGGGACTACAATCCGCAGATCCGCCGCCGTGAAAAGATCGGCATGGAAGAACGCACCGTAGAAGCAGCCTCCATGTTCGATGTGAATAAGGCTATCATGCGGTGCTTAGTGAAGAACCTTGCTATGTTCGGTCTTGGTCTCTATGTCTATGCCGGAGAGGATTTGCCGGAAGATGCTGCACCGCAGCCGGAGACAGAACCGCAAAAGCAGCCGAAACCGAAATCCTCTACCCCGAAGCAGGAACAGCCGCCTGTGCCCTGCATTTGCACCCGGTGCAATCAGCCCATCAAGAGGGTCAAGCTGAAGGATGGCTCCATCATGCAGGCGGCAGAGTTTGCCGCCACCCATGAGGGAATGTGCGCTGACTGCTATAAGGCTACAAGGTTAAACGTGGCATAAGGAGATTTTACGATGAAAGAAGAAAAAATCAAAGTCCTTGCGCTCCTGCCAATGAAGCTGCCAAAGGAAATCGAGCTAGACAACACCCTTGAAGCCATGCAGAAATTTGTAGGCGGGCTGATCGAATGCATTACATTGAGTGACACCGGTTCAGAGGTCACACTAGTCTGCAATGATGAAGGCAAGCTGCTTGGTCTGCCGCTCAATCGTCCGCTGTGGGATGGAGCCGATGTTCTTGCCGGGCCGGGATTTCTGGCCGGATGTGACAACGAAGGGAATCTGACTTCTCTGCCGCAGAGTGCAATGGATTTCTACAAAGAGAAATTCAGAGCTTTTATCATTGAAATCTAAGGAGGACAGATTATGACCTTTAATGCAATGACCGAACACTACGAAGAGATCACGGTTTGCGGAAAGCCTGCGCTGTTCACCAGCATCCGCATCAAGAGAGATACCATCCCGGATGGTCTG